CAAAACTCCGCTAAATATTCTGACCAAGTCCAATCAAATTTAATAGGATCCCACCAAATATCAAAATTATCTGGGCAACCTTCTATTAAATATTTAGAATAATTCCACTCAAATTTATCTTTGTCCCACCAAATATCGAATTTATTTGAGCAATAATCTACTAAATAATCGGACCAATACCACTCAAATTTATCTTTATCCCACCAAATTTCAATTTTATCTGGACAAAATTTTACTAGATGGCCAGAATATAAATTCCAATCAAATTTATCTTTATCCCACCAAATTTCAAACTTATCCGAACAATTTTTTAATAAATAATCAGAACACTTTTTCCATTTAAATTTATCTGGCTCCCACCATTCTATGAATTCTTCATTAGAATATTTTTTAATTTCTTCCCATTTATATCTCATATTAAGGTAGTACTTTTATTAGTTTCAATTTTATTTAGATAAAGTTGATAAATTCAAAGAACAAAATTTCCTTTCTTAAATTTAGTTATCTCTTCCATTTTCAAATATAACTTTTTTAACAGGAAATCTTAAGGAATCTTTTCCATTGGTTTTAGTTTTTTCAAAATATTGAATAGTTGCTATTTTTCCTATTAAAAGATTATGATTATCTTTATATTTTTTTCTTTCTTCTAATGAAAAGCCGCTTCCACAATCAACTAAATCTCCACTTGGAAGTTTAATTGTGATACTTGATAGAGCATTTATAGTTTCTTCTAAACCTGTTTCTTTATTTATAACTCTTATATCTCCGTCTTCTGCTCCTACTATTTCAAATTCTTCGTCAAAAAACTGTTTAACTTTTAACATATTTTTTGTACGTTTTCCTTCATAGAATGAATTACCATTTTTTAACATTAGACCTTCCCAATTTTCATCTTCTACTACTTGAAGCATTCTTTTAAATTCTTTTTCTGAAAATTTAAATTGTTCAACTATTGACATAAAATTATTGGTAATAATTGAATCTAATGACAATAATTTAGCATATCTATCTTTGAGTTTGATATTACCTTTTTCATTATCAAAATGTTCTTTTTTTATCATATCAAATATTTTCATTCTGCAATTAGGCATAGTATAATCTTTTCTATTCCATTCTTTTGCAATAGCAGAAAAATTTTCATTTCCTTTATCATCAACTATACAAAGTTCTCCATCAAAAACATAATCTGTATAATCTTTTAATCTGTTTTCAAATTCTTCTTGGATTTTTCCTATTGTAGTAAATTCATTTCCACCTCTTGTAAATCCTTTCCAAGCTCCATCTTTAAACATCATTATAATACGAATTCCATCTAATTTTCTATCTATGGTCCAATCTTTAAAATCTGTTTTTTCTGCTATTTTTTCAGAATATGTTGAAGCTAATGCAACATTAAATGTTGGAATACATTTATCATATACTTTATTATATTGTGTTACTCCACATCTAGTTTTTAAATCTCTATCTAATATATTATAAAGAAGTTCTTCATATTCTTTATTATTATCAATAAATGAATTAAATTTATCTATTGCATCATGACCTGTATAGACTCTATTATTTAAATTATCTAATAATTTTAAAATATTATCTTCAGTTTCAACTTTAATTAATCCTCTTTTTTTACATGCTTTTGATTTAATCCAATATCTTTTATAAGGATTATGAACATACTCTAAGATAGTTCTAATATTAGAACTATCTAATTTTTTTAAAATCTCTAATTTTTCATTTGATGAATTAGTTTTATTTAATTCATTTACAAAATTTTTAATTTCCTTTAACATTTATTTATCCTTTTTTAAATTAATTCTTATAATATATAATATAAGTTTTGAAGAATTTTTAAACTAAATTTTTCATAATTTTATATTTATTTATTTCTTTTTTTGTAAGACATTTTGATCTTATAAAAATATTTTCCATATAAGGTGTCCATTCTATTTCTAATGGTTTAAACCAAATTTTAATTTTATCTGGGCAATATTTTACTAATACATATAAAGGATAATCTATATTAGGATTAAACCAAATATCAAAATATTGGTGGCAATATCTTATTAGATAATTAATCCAGCCATAATCAAATTTATCTGGATCCCACCAATTTTTGAATTCTTCCTTAGAATAATTTTTAATTTTATCCCATTCGTAGTGCATCGTTACAATAAAAATATATCATATGCAATTTGTTGATTAGGATTAGGAGTTTGCCAATATTTTAATTTCTCAAAAGGATTAAGAGGTTTAAGTAATATTTTATTAAACATTTTTTTATAATTTATTTCAAATAATTCATTAAACTCTTTTGGATATTCATCTTTATAACCTATACAATCTATTCCATATCTATTAGTCTTTTTTATATACACATATCTAATTTTATCACCTACATTAATAGGCTCATATTTATGTTTTATCTTAAGCTTTTCTAATAATTGATTATAATAATGGGCAGCTCTTACATGAACTCCTGTTCCTTTTTCAGATTTTAGAAAGCCTTCCACTTTTTTCTCAGTATTATATCCTTTTATATATGCAATATCATTTATATCCATTTTAGAAAATTTGTCCCAAAGCGAACTTATTCTATCAAAATATTCAGAATAGTCAAATGGTTTTAATAAATATTCTTCTAATATCACGGAAAGTTCTGCTTTAAGAGCATCAGGAATTTCATTCTTTTTAACTTCAACTCCTGTATAGCTAAATTTATTAATGAATTTTCCTTCATCATTTCTTGCATGTAGCATATATCTTTTCTTTGCAAAAAACATTCCAGAGGATGATAGTTTTTCTCTTTTAAATACTATTCTATCTCCTCTAGGAGAATTAAATTCAGCTAACATAAATCTTTCACATTCTTTATTTATATTTGGGACTATAGATGAATCTAATAATTTACAAAATCTATCAATAAAATCTTTTTTCCAAATATCATCATAAGAACAAGTCTCACGATTTATTTTGAGTTTATTACATAGTTTTTTAAATATTACGCTTGCATCAACGTAGACAGAATTATGAACTAATATATCATTGGCAAAAAATGTATGATTTTTTTTCATTCCAATATCATAAACATATTCATCTTCAAAATTTCCTATACATTACTATGCAGCTATGGTCATTTGTCATAATAACTTCTTTTCCACCTGCTTTTATTTTCCATTTCTTTTTTGTAACTTTATGTCGAATTAATTGTTGAACATTATCTAAAATAACTTTATCTTTAACAAAATTCATAACTTTTAAATCTTTTGGATATAAAATTTCATGTCCATGTTTTGTTTCATGTTTATCTCTGCAATTATACATATTATATAAATCTTCAATTTTAAATATACCTTTATCTGTTCTAATAATAGTATTACCAGCAACAGAATCCGTGTCACAATATATGGATGTCCCGTAAGAGCTACTATCAACATAATCACTAGCATTCATAATTATTTTTTTACCTGTTGAAGTAACTGCTAATGCTAAATCTATATCAAATAAAGGAAAATATTTACTGCCTAATACTCCATATAAACTAACTAATATTACTTTTTTGGCAACTTGTATAGAGTCATAATTTTGAGATAAATCTAAAAGCTCTTTCTTTTTAACTTCATCTTTTTCATCTGATGCTTCTATTGCAAAATTAATTCCGGTTTGTTTATCTTCTGCTCTTTCTGTGTATAGCCTTTCTAAAAACTTAGGAAGAATGCCATAATCTTCTCTACTATTAGGTCTTTCAAATAATATGCCATTTCCGCTTATAACAACTTTTGGTAATATAAATTCATTATAATCATCTAATGACATTTTTTTGGTTTTTACTCCTAATCTTAAAGTAATAGAATTATCAGTCTTTTCAATTATTTTACCAACTTTCTTTTCAGGCGAAATATTAATTGCCATCATAATATTAGGATATAATGAGTTTAAGTCAAGAGAATAAATCCCTTCTGTATAAATTCCCTTTAAAGGATTTTTTACAAATGCGCCTTCAAATCCTTCTGCGGTATGTTCTTTTCCACTATGGGTTATCATAATTTTATTATCGTTTAAGCATTCTATTGCAAGTGCACCAATTTCAACTGGCATAGACTTAAAAATAGCATCATATTCTATTAAAGTCATATTACAAATAGTTCTAGCAAGATCTAAAAATTTTAATTTATCTTCTAATTGTACTACTCTTTCTACGTCAATAATATTATATTCAACAAATTTTTCAAAATCTCTTTCCATAAATTCTTTAATAGTACCGTCATATTCCATTTTACCTAAACCTAAAACAGTTTTACAAATACTATCTAATTTAAAAGATTGAGCAGAGGCAGGTCCAAATTTATGTTTATAAAGAATAAGATAATCTAAATTGGGCACACCTTTAATATTAAATGTGGTAACACCTCTTCCACCTCTAATATCTTCAAATCTAGCTTCTACTTCACCTATAGGAGATAAGCATTGATTTACATAATCTTTATCTTCAAATTTATAACATCTTTTAATTAAATAAGGTAAGTCAAATGCTTTTGTATTCCAACCTGTTAAAATATCAGGTCTATTATCTTTAAACCAGTCTATAAAATGACGAATCATATAACATTCATCTTTAAATTCAAAATATGTTCTAGTTTTAGTATTTTTAAAATTAAATTTTTTATCTTGTATTGTCCAAATATAATAGTGCTCATCTTCACTATCATATATTGTCATTACATTTAAAGGATATTTTGCATGTTCAGGAGAAGGGAATTCGTCTTGAATTTGAATCTCTATATCAAAAAATTGAGTTTTTAATTTAGATTGTGTAAACTTGGCTAAATCTTGAGATTCTTTATAGTAGGTATCTAAAAGAAATTGTCTCTCTAAATTATAGCATCCGTATATTTTAATTCCACTATGTTCTTTAATCCATTTAGATCTTTCTATAATATTATTAAATTCTTTCTTAACTAATGTAGTATCATAAAAAGAATTATATTGACCATATCTATCTTCTACATATAGGTATGGTGTAATACCATAAATTTTAGTGGTATTACATTGTATGTCCTCATTCCAATATTTTAAATAAATATTAGAACTCCAGGCACCATTTCCGAACTTGTTTTCTTTGTCTAGAAAACTTACTATTGATTTATACATAATTAACTCCTGTTAAGGTTTGGCCTCTTCGGTCCAGTTATTTTTATTTTTATCTATTTTTCAATAATTGAATTACCATATAAGCTTTTATATAAGAATTTTCATTTTCAATAATTGAATTTACCATTAAAGCATCTATTCCTTTTATTTTTGTAACTTGAATATTATCTGCTTCTAATAATATTATACTTCTTAATGCGTCTATTTTTAAACACATAAAAGACATATTTGTATCTTTCGATTCTATTTCACCAATAGGTAATCCTAACATATTACTATATGTAGTAGATTTATCATCTACACTTCCTATTATATCTCCATTCTCATTTTTTTCAAAATATATTTTAGTTTCATTATCTTCATCTATACTTGCTATACTAACACATGATAATAGAGTTTTAATTTTTGGAGTTTGAACGTTTAAATTAAAGTCTGGCAATAATTTTTTTACTATATGCTCTGTAAAATACATATCTACTATATCAGACTTGCATGTATTTAGTTTAAATTTTACTCCGCCTTTATATCTTAATGCATATCCATCATAAGTTAAATTTATACCAAATTCTTTTGCATCTTCAGGCTTATCTATATTTTCTATTAGTTTTAAACTTTTTAATAAATCTATTATATTATTGAATGAAAATGTAATAAATTCTCCATCTTTTATATTAGCTATAATACTATCGGTTTCTAAGTATGCTCTACATACATTGCTTTCACTTTTTCCATTAACTTTACAACTTTTATTACTTAGTTCAAATTTAGCAGATGGAATTATCTTACAAATAGTGGATAAAAATGTTATACACACACTTAAATTTTTTATTTTTATTTTAGTCATTAGTCTTTTCCTTAATTAAAAAAAGGCAAGATATTTAAAATATCTTGCCTTTTTAAATTTATATTATAATTAATCTAAACCATTTAAAAGGTCATCTAATTCTGCATCTAAATCATCTACAGGATCAGTACTAACTTCTTTTTTAGGTTTAACTTCAGTTTCTTCTTCTTCATCTTCATCAAATGTAATTTCAATTTCATCCGAATTAGTTGAATTTTGTGTAGCTTTTCCTAAAATATATTTTTCATTAAATTCTAATAGCTTTTCAATTGAGCCTTTAATATAATACTTTTCATCCATTTTAAGTTCTTTCATAGCATTATCCATAAACTCGTCTGTTAAAATATCTGATAAATCTGTAGCTTTTCTTGCAAACGAAATGTCATAATTATTCCAGCCATTTCCACCTGGTGCAGCAGTAGTTGTAATTTCTAAATTAATTCCATTATCAATACCAAATGCTTCTTCACCAATTGCATCTTCTAAATTTGCTTTTTTGATTTTTTCTTTTTCTTCATCTGATAATTTAAAATCTAATTTAATATCTACACCAAAAACTTTTAGCATTAATTCGCGATATATTGTAAATCCCATATGCATCATTTTAATAGTGCCTTCATTTTCAGGATTACATGTATCTTTAACTACATATACATAAGTATAGCCATTTTGTTTTCTTTTAGCGGTTCTATATAAATCTTCTGCACTTGCAATACCATTTTCATTCCAATCTTTATAAGCTTTTTTAGCAGACTTACATACAGGGCATGTTGAAAATCCTCTAGTATCTTGCCAATATACACTAACTGGACAAATTTCTTCTTCATAAATGTCTTGATTTTTATCAAAATATGTGTGTTTACATTGATAAATAAATGGATGAGTTCTTTCTGATTCTTCTGGAATAGCCCATAATAATCTGAATTTGTATTTATTGCCTGGTTTAAATTCAATAAATCCTTCATTTTTAAAATCTTGTGATTGAATCTCTGTAGATTCAAGTGATTCTTGTTGAACTGCTGCGAAAGCATTTTTCAAATCTCGTGTTTTCATGTTTTTACCTCATGTTATTTATTTCTTGTTTCTTTTTAATATAAAAATTATTTTTATATTTTATTTATTTATAATTAAATATACTTCTTTTTTAAAACTATTTGAATAGTTTTTCAAATTTATTAAAAATTTGTCTTAATTTTTTATCTTGCTTAATTTTATTTTCATATTGGTATAGCTCATTTAATAATGTGCCAAAAGATTGTTCTACAAAAGTTTTATTATAACTTATACTTATATCTTTAAAATTTGGTATACATGCTATAAAATAAGGGCTTAATCGTCCAGTTTTATAATGCCTTAATATAGTTGGAAATAAATTCATATTTTCCATTAAATATTCATTTAATGATTTTAATTCATTTTCTTTACAATATTTTTGAACAAACTTTATATCTTTTAATAATATCTTTTTTATTTTTTTAACATCATCTTTAGGTTGTCTATTTTTTTCGAGCCAATTTTTATATATTGCCAATGACTTATGAGAAGCTATATTTTTAGGTAGTATATATCCATAGAATTCACCTAATGCTTGCATATAAGTTTTATAATCTACTAAACTATTTCTATTACAAAAATTAGCAAACTTTTTAAAAAATTGCCAATTAGGAGTTTCTACTACTTTATCTCCTATCTTTTCAAATTTAGCTTTATCAAAATTTTTAATTGGCCTAGGATATTTTTTTGTTTTTTGATATACTACTTGCTTATGCCACTCTGAATATATATGTTCAGGTTTAATTTTTTTCATTTTAAAGCTTTTTTAAATTATTTAACCAAAATATTACATCTTTAATATCATCAAGTTCTAAGATATTTTCTTTATGACCATTTTCATTTATTTCACAACAATCTACAGAATCTTCATGTAAGATGACTTCAAACAATCTATTTTTCCATCTATACTCATAGATATGGACATTTATTTCATCAGTGCTTTCTCCACAATACTCAAATCCATGCTTTTCTAAATACTTCTTTTTACTCATTTTTAAATACCTCCAATTCGTTTCTTATTAACTCGGCTATAACACCGTCACCACCATTTCTTTTAAGCTTCTTTCCATATGTGTCATCTATTATTGCATCATTTGGAATATAAGATTTTGCATTATCTATACTTAACATTCCTATATCATTATAATCATTTCCTACTAAAACTAAAGTGAAGTCTTTGTAAATCCCATTTGAAATAACTCCAAATGAGTTTAAAGATGTATCATTTAAAATATTAGTAGAAATCCAATTTAATTTATTAGGAGAAGCTATATATTTTATACCTAGATGCCGCATTCTATGATCGGTAGGATAATTAAAAGAACCTGTTAATACTATAATTTTATTGGGTGTTTGTTTTAAATCTGCAATGACTAAACCATCACTTTTATTGAATGCTATAGATTGGTTTCCATCTTTGTCATAATAACATTTATTATCTGTTAAAACTCCATCGCAATCCGTAATAATTAAATATTTTTTCATATTTTCCTCTTGTTTAACTTTATAATTTATTATACTCTATTTTTTCGCTTTTTAGTTTTAACTTGCTTTTCTATTATTGTTTTTTCTTCCGATCTTAAAAATTTACAACCACACATTGGACACTCAAAAATTTTACTTAGAAATGGAGTTTTGTCTACCCACTCATAATTACAAAAATCATTTTCACAAATATAAAAGGTATAATTCTTTTTCAATTTATTTTCTTAATTTTTTTCTAATTTCCAGTTCAGGTTCAGTTACCTGACCAATATTGCTATCACCTAACATTATATCAATTTCTTTAATTCCTTTTATAAGCTTAAATAAACCTTGAGGTTCAATAGATGCTTTTTGATCAGATCCAAATAAATCATGAGATAGTGTGATATGAAATTCAAGATATTCTGCACCTAATAATGGGGCTATCATTGGTGCTGATAATCCAAAGCAATGATTAGAATATCCTATTTTACAATTAGGATATTTATGTTTTAATGCTTCTATTCTATTTAAATTTACATCTTCTATTGGAGTAGGATATGAGCTATTAGTGTGCATAATTACTATATTTTTATTAGTAGATTTGATTAAATTTATTGCATTATCTATCTCAGTTGTTTTTGACATACCTGTACTAATAATAATCTTTTTAAAATTATTGGCACAAAATTCAACCAATTCTAAATCGCATATACTAGCACTTGCAATTTTAATCCATTTTATATCAAAATTATCTGCCAAAAACATTGCTGAATCCAAATCCCACGGACTTGCACTCCATTCTATATTTTTTTCTTTACAATATCTATCAATTTCAATATAGTCTAATAATGTAAACTCAATATCTTTTTTATATTGAAGATATGTTATTTCTTCTTCTCTCCAAGGTACTGTTTTTGGTTGAACTTTTTGTAAATCAGGTACACATTTATCTGGGTTTCTTTTTTGAAATTTAACTGCATCACATCCTGAAGCTTTTGCAATATCAATTAATTTTTTTGCGTTTTCTAAAAATTTTGTTTTATCTTTTCCAAATGCGTAATTAATTCCTATTTCTGCAATTTTATATATACTCATATTATCCTTATATTTTTGTTATTATTTATATATTTCTTTTCTAAATCCATTCTATGGTCAGTTCCTACTTTTTCTGTCTTATGCTCACCATAATAATG